ATGTACAAGACTACATAAGAAATCATTTTGAATTTTTCGATCCTCGAACAACTGTTTCGCCACGAGAAGCATTAGCTCAGATGGCTCAAACTGTTCAACAAGAATCTACAGCATTTTTAGACAGAACCAACTTAGAACAAGTTGAATCAGGAACAGACCCACGTTATGTTGGACCACAGTCTATGGGCATCATACCGAATCCTAAAGAAACGTTATACGAACAACGTATGTTAACGGAGGATAATAAATTAGGCATAACGTCTATAGAATCAGGTATTGATCCTAATTTCTTAACTCAATCAATTTTAATAGAGGACGGAATATTAGATCAACGTTTGCCAAAAGACCCCAACAAACCTGTGAATCCTCAAGGGTTGTTGCAAGAATTAGGCGTAAAAGAAACTGATAAAAATTGGTTCGAAACATCAAAAAGAGGCAGCAAAAAAGTTGTTAGTGAACTTGTAAACACAGAAATAGCTCCATTTTTAAAAGCTAAAAAAGATGCAGGAGAAAAAGTTACACGTGCAGAAATAGAAAATATACTTTACGATTCTTTAAACCGACACACATCTTTTTACCGAGAAGGTATGGAAACTGAGCATCGAGGCGGGCATACTTTTGCAGGCGAGGGACTAGGAGATTTATTCCCTGAAGTAGTCGACGTAGATAATTATTTTGAATTGTGGAATCATTATATTCCATTAATACCTGGCAATTCTGCACTAGAAAATAGTCCTTATTTTAATCGTGCTGGCAACGATAATTTGCATAATCCTCATGGAGATGGAGCAAACATGTGGACAAGAGGGTTTAAGGTAAGCCACCCACAAGGACTAGGAACAGGAAAATTAGTTGCGGAAAATCAATCTAAACTTCACGGGCACTCACAAGACCCAAATAAAACTAGAGAAATGTATCTATCTTCAGTAAACGTTGTTGAAGATACAACAGAAATAGACAATATTAGAAACAGAAGAGAAGTTTATAACAGGGCCTATGATAATTTTGCGGAAGAAGTGGCTACTAAAAATGAAAACAACGAAGACCGCAGTGTACCTGGAGCTATGGACACACTTACAACTTTGCTTTTAGAAGAGCCCAGCCAGTACGATCAATACAGAGATGAAGCACTGTTAAATATAGATAAAGAGTTAAGTTCAATATCAAACGAATATGCAAACGAAGTAAAAGAACTAAGAACAAAACAAGCTAAAGAAAATAACGATGCTTTTGTAGATATAATTAATATAACGCAGCCTCTTGGCTCGATAGGTATATTGATAGATCAAGATAGTTTTCAAAACTTTATGGACCAACCTGCACAAGCTTTAGATGTTTTTGAAAGTGCTGGAAGACAAAGAAGAAATAGATTTATTGAGTACGTCCTTGCCAACCACGGACTCAATTTAAATCTTGGAAGGATAGAAGAACCAGACACTTTTAGACCTATAGATCAAGAAATTTTAAATTTAGCCGATAGACCTAATTTAACAATAAACGAAAAACACGCTAAAGAAAAAGTAGAGTTGATATTGGACTATAGTCCTAAACTGGCTGATAAATACAACACGTTTAACAATTTAATGATAGCAGCCGATAATTATCCTTCTATGGCAGAGTCAAGACAGTTGGAAGAATTTGAAGGCAGAAGCAGAGAAGATAGAATACTGTACCCAGACTATCCGTTTAAAAACAATTACCCTGCAATGAATTTAAGACGCATAGTAACTAAAAGCATAAAAGACGGAGACGATTTTGTGTTTATAGGCAGCGACGGAAAAGGAGGAGCTCCGTTTACTGTGTATAAAGCTCAGAAAAAAGAAGCTGAAAATATTGCAGAAGTTATAGCCAGTTACCAAGGTGATTTGAAAGCGGAAGATTTATTTAAAGTGTTGCCAGATTCAGCAGACGTGCCAGGAGGCCCGTACTACGCATTGGACATAAGGCCGTTGAAACAATTAATAGAGGCTAAAGTGTTCAAAGGATTCAAGGGTTACAAAGAAGGTGGTTTGGTTATGAATTACGGTGATTATGGAAGGAGTTATATTTAATGTATGAATACAATTGCACAGTGGAAAGGGTGGTCGATGGAGATACTATCGACGTTATTTTGGATCTCGGTTTCGATATTTTGTATAAGTCTCGTGTTCGTCTATATGGTATTGATACTCCCGAATCACGTACTCGTAACCTGGATGAGAAGGCTAGAGGAAAAATGGCTGGGGCTTTCTTAAAAGAAGCAGTAGAAGAAGGCGATCAAGTTTGTATACAAACAAAGCTCAAGGACTCCAAAGGTAAGTACGGCAGAGTGCTGGGAGATGTAGTTGTCGATGGTAAAAATATTAACCAGGCCATGATTCAATGCCACTTGGCGGTAGCCTACCACGGTCAGTCAAAAGACGACGTAGAAGCTGAGCACATGCGTAACAGAGATATTCTTATTAAGAACGGTTTACACACACCAGTATAAATCCCTATACATATCCCATAGCCTGAAGTAAAATAGATCTGCGTTACAGATTTTTAACCTAGCTGGATAGGGCGTAGCGTAAGGTTTATTAATGGCCTTGAATTCCAGAGAGTGCCAGCAGACGGTGCGCTCCATAAGATAACATCTGCAGGGAGAGCTGTTCGAGCCAAACCAGGAAGCCTTTAGAAAGGCAACCTCTCCAGCCCAGTGATCTCCCACAATTTAAGGAAACTATGAAAATAAAGAAAGGAACAATAATCGCTGACGTTTACGAACAGTGCAGCCCTAAAATGAAGAAATGGTTTGACGAAGCGGGACCTGAAGAACACGTTATGTTGCTCGAAGGACTGGTAGAACACAATCTTGTCCCTCAAGAGATGTTTGAATTGATGAAGGAAGTTATATTGGAGCACGACGGACAAATGACTCAAGAACACTACACGGAGTTTCTTGCTATGTGGTACAGCCCCGCTTTTCAAAACAAAAATTTTAAATTGCACTAACCCCTACATTTCTTTATTATTAGCCTATTATGATAGGCGATAGCGGCGGAATAGGCGGAGGCGTAGGGGACGACGATTCCATAGGCCCAAAATTACCCCTTTCTTTTGGAGGATACGGCTACGGTGGTGGTGGCATCAACGTTGCTGACTTCGGAGGGGACTACACTAGAGGACTTATAAGTGCTGGGTTTGCGCCTGGCAATTTTGGTTTACCAGGAACTTCTGCTGATTATCAATCAGGTGGTAAGTTCAGTCCAGAAGGCATCGCTTCTTTAACTCCAGGCGGGTTTCAAACTACAGGAGAGGCAGGCACTATTGATGGTGTAGATGCTGTAATTGCTACAGCTAAACCTGTTGACCCAATTTTATCCAAGCTAAGAAATTACGGTAGTAATATTAGTTTTACCCCTGACCCGCAAACACCTGACATGTCTACTTTTATTAAGCCTGACGATCAACCGCAAGGCTCTTTCCTCGGTAACGTAGGTAAGAGTGTTACCAGTTTTTTAGGTAGATTGGCAAAAATTCATCCAGCGACACGTAATGCAACCTTCGCTTTAGGTTTTATTAAAGGCCTGCAAGATGCAGAAAACCCACAGGACTTTGTTAAAGGTGTAATGGGCCAACTTGCTATGAGAAAGGTGGGAGGCAACCTTGGTTTATCTGGAATGCAGAAACAAGGTGTAGGCAGTCTTATTAATATGGCCAGAGGCAGACAAAACCTTGGACAAACATTAGGTAGTCTTGGTACTTCTGCTGCTTTTAGAAGCGCAGCTCCTTCTATATTTAAATCGGCTTATCAATCTGGCGGTATGAACGGTGTTTACGCGGCTATGGCTGCTTTGCAAATGGCTCAACGTGGAGCTCAACGAAAAGTTTCTAGTGCATTGGGACCTGGCGGTGGCGGGTAAAGGATCCAAGCCTAGACCTCTCTCGGTATCTGCTGATAAGTTTAGCGAGAACTGGGATAAAATCTTTGATCGGCCTAAAAAATCATTAAGCGGTAGCCTGTCGGGTACGAAAGATATATAATAGACAATAGTTTCACAAAACTACGAAAGGGAAGATTTTAACGAGTCTTCCCTTTTTTTGTGGACGAAGGACAAGGGACTACGGACTTGGAACGACGGCCCAAGGACTATTCTTCTAATAACAGTTTAAATACTTTTTTTCTCGTTCTTTTGTTAGGTAAACCATTATTAAAAAGCATGTTTTCTAAAACTGTAAAATGTATCCCAGAGCCCTCTGCAATTACTTTGAATATGCCTGAATTAGCTCTATAAAATCCTGTTGCTTTAACTAAATCGTATCTTTTTTGCAGTTCTTCTTTAGATTTGCTTAAATTATCTGCCAGTTTTTGTATTTCTTTTATGTTCATAAGTGTAATTATATAAGATGTGTACTATATATCAATGGTTTTCTAACCTGAAGCCTACTTTAAAGGTTAGATCTAAGTTATTGATTCTGTTGATAATAAAAATCTTCTAACTTTGGTAAGGTTAGATCGTAAGCTATTGATTTTATTAGCAATGTTTCTATTCCTATATAAGAAAACCTAACCTCACCTGTAATATTTCAAAAAGATTTTATGAATACGTTAAAAAGCTAGAAAATATATTTTTCAGGTTAGAAGTGGTAGAAATATAAGTCCTATAAGGGTTTCCGTCTAACTTTGCATAAGTTAGGTCAGGTTAGAAAGTGCTGAGAATGTTGAAAGAATGCGGGTTTAGAGCTAACCTGGCAGAAGTTATGTATTATCTGTCTTATATATAATTAAAACTTGTTACTTTTTATTACCTTGGTATATACTTCGCAGATGCCAAAAGGAACATCAGGAAACATATCAGGTAAGAATGATAAGCACTTAACACCTAAGCAAATGCTGTTTGCCAAGGAATATGTGTACAACGATGGATCTAAAACCCAAACAGAATGCGCGCTTGCTGCTGGCTATGCTGATACATCTGCAGCCGTCAGGGCCTCTGAGCTTTTAAACCCACAGAAGTACCCGCTTGTGGTTCGGTATATACAAGGCCTCCAGGCAGAGTTGGATAAAAAGTTTGAGGTAACTTTCAGTAGACATGTTAGGCAGTTAGCCAAAATCAGAGACCAAGCCATTGATAAAGGCAACCTTACTGCGGCAGTATCTGCTGAGGTACAAAGAGGTAGAGCTGCTGGTTTGTATGTGGAACGTAAGGAAGTTAGAACAGGCACGTTAGATTCGTTAAGTGAAGTAGAGATTAAACAAAGAATACAGAAACTACTCGGAGACTATAAACCTCTTCTTGAAGTAGAAGATGCAGTTATTGTTGAGTAGCTTGTTGCTCTTTGCGTTTCCTCCTAGCTTCTGCACCTTGTCTTCTTCTATCTAATAATTTCCAACTTCTTTTTTTAATCTGAGGTCTATTTAAGACTTTCCGTACTAATCCCTCAGCTTCTTCTGGGCAAGCCTCTCTCCATTTTTTCTCTAGTTTTTCCATGTCCATTAATCATAACTCCCTAGCATATCTACAAAATCTCTTAATGTGTCTTCTTCGGGTTCAATGTCTTTATCATCATAATCTTCCCAAGATATAGTATCGATTGCTTGCTTGTGTGTTAATACTAATGTGTCGGCTACGTCCTGGAGCTTGTTAACCAGTCGTGGATGCGTGTCAAGTGGACAATCAAAACACAACTTATATTGTCCGTTCTTGTTCTTGCTGTCTATTTTTAGAAATACAGCTAAGTCCCCTAACTGTCCACGTCTAAATATTTGTACTACAGCTTTTGCTTGTGGTTTATCTAAGTATGCTATGCGTCTGTTCATAATTGTTTTATCCTCTTTGGGTTTTCTATGGGTGGGTTTAGGTCTAGGTACAGCTCGCTTGTTAGTTCTTTCCTTTGTTCGGGCGTTACCTGGCTGGTGATTCGTATGTCGCGTTTCTTTATGTTGCCTGTCTTCCAATAAATACTTTCGGGTGGATCCATTTTAAGAGTCCAATCTATTGTCCCGTGGTTATCGGAATCAAATTGCATGATGGGGTGGCAATCAAACCTGTCTTTGTATAGTTCAGTCATTAAATTGCATGTATGGTGTTGCTCGTTTCTTTGCGACCTCTAAATCGTCCGTGCCTAATCGTATAGTCGGACGAGTAGAGTCTGAGCAAACCAATACATATTCCCCGCTTAGCTTGTCTAAAATGTACTCTTTAGTCATTCATATTCTCTGTAAGATTGTTAATGATTTCACTAATTGCCAACTTATGCAATTTCTTGTTGTTGAGTATTGCGTTCTCGCTTGTGTCTACATACACCAATGGAAGGCCTTTAGAATCTAAAAGCACGTTATATCTTACCCACTTTTCACAACAATTTAGATACTGCGTTCCTATCCCTGTAATCTTTTGAAGGTTCATTAGCTTTTCTCTTTTTTGATTGTATCCAGTTCTGCAATTACAAATGGGTCAAGATAGTTTTCTATAATTGTTATCTTGTTTTGTATATGTTCTATATCCTTTTGTAGTTCATATAGTTCTATATCGGCACTCTGCTCTACTGAAACATCATCTAACAGACAAGCTACAGATATGCTCGCCTCTTTAACTGCTTCTAATAATTTATCCATTGTTCCTCGTCTCCTTAATTAATCTGTTTAAGTACCACTCTGCTTTGAGCAAGTCCTCAAGGCCGTTCTTATGTTTGTGTCGGGTAACATACTTGATGATGTTACCCTCCAAGAATCCTAGCTCGTGAGACTGTATGTAGTCCGTGGTCTCTATACCTTTCTTGTAGTAAGAAGGATTTATTTTATCTTCATCCATGGTATCTATCTTCTACAGTTAGGCAGTAAACGTGTTCACCATTATCAGTATCCTCGCATATCTCCTCTGTCCCTTGTGGTTCTTCTCTAAATACTTCCACATCATCAACTAAGCCGTTATACATTCTTACTACTACATAAACTTCTTTATCTTCATCTGTGGCAAGTTTTATATCGCATGAAGTACATAGCATTCCTACACTTTCCAGGTGTTCCATTTCTTGATTGCAAATTTCACAGTTCATATTTCCTCCTATATCCAACATTTATAACCTGAGCAATCGTCTGTGGTCTCACCACAATGCTCGCAATACTTTTCATCTTTTGCTTGTACCTCTTTGCGTAGGCGTTTAGCTATGTAAGGCCTGATGTTTGTTACTTTACTCATTGTCGGACTCCTCATCATCTAACCCAATAACGATAAACTTTTCATCTATCCATTTTTTATTGATGCCATCTTTGACTAATCTATCTTTAAATAATTTTTCTAGTTCTTTAGTTTTCATTTACCTTGCCCCCTGTATCGCTTGTGTGTTTGTCTTTTTCTTTTTGGCATTGATGAGGTGCTAAGATTACCTCTGCCTATTGATGTCCCTTTACCTTTAATCCCTGTTGAAGATTTATGATCTATTAGCGTTGTTGCTTTTCTCATACTGCATCCACCAATTCATCCAATCCATAATGCTTTAGGTTTTCATCAGAAGGAGTCCAATCGCCTTCACCTTGCTCAATGATTTTTTCTAATGACCAACCACCCGTTACATCGTCCAGCACTTCAAACTGTTCTTTTGTAAGAGTTTGTATTCCATAAATGCGGACAATCCTATTATCTGCCCACCAATCATCATCAAACTGTTGTTCAATCCAACCAAACTGCCATGCAAGAAAAGATTCTTCCCAAAAGTTTTTGTTGTCGTCTATCTGCTTGCGTGTCATTTTAGTTTCAACTGCAACGTAGTCGTAGTATTCGTGATCTCCGTCACGGCACATATCTGTTATTAAAAAATAGTTCATTCGTCCTCCTCCCCGTGTTCTTCTAAAAAGATTTCTCTGACTGCTGATCCTATCGCATCATTTAATAAGCCTAATATGAGGCTATGTTCTTGAGGTTTCCCGCGTTTGAGGTGCATGTAAGCCAGCCAATATATTGAGTCAAATATTAATTGTGGCTCGCTATCTGTATCGGTGGCCTTGTGTTGTTCTTGAAGCATTCGCAATAAATTCTTTTTAACAATTTCGTCTGATGTCATTTTCTTAATTGGTACAACCTTTGCTTGCTTGTTTTTTCGTCTGATCTTTCTTTCCATTACGCCACCTCCTTTGGTGTTATATAACCTTGATCTATTAGTTCTTGTGCAGTTCTTCCGAACCATCCTTGGAGGGTATAAGCCAATCCCGTATCGACTAAGTATTGCCAAGCCTCTAAAACTTGCTCCTCGCTTTCTGCTGGTTCAAAACCCTCTGCTATTCCTATTGCTAAATAATCATCCATTACGCCACCTCGATTGGGCTAAGTATTGAAAGAGGAGCAGTATATCTATCTTTTCCAATTTCTATGTCTGCGGTCGTCCTGTTGATCTTGGTAATTGTGGCCTCGTGTACTCCGTCTCTAGCATCACACAAAACTACATCACCTACCTCAAAACTTTTTAAAGCGTTTAAGGTAAGTTCTGCTTTTAACTCTTTTTGTTTTTTCTTGATAGCGTTGATAACTGTTTCCATTTCTTCATTGCTAGAAATTTCATTTATTAGATTAATTAACTGTTCCATTACGCCACCTCCAATTGAAGATTTAGTTTATTGATAGCGGTTTCGAATTCGCTTCCTGATAATCTGATTGAATGATCGGGATTAATCCAATTGAGATGTTTTCCCGTAGTCTGTCCCCAAACATTTTCTCGGATAAATTCTTTTCCTTCGTAGGTATGCACCGCCACCAAAGTTTCATAACTAAAGTAGTAATCGTTTCCGTAGTTATCTGTGAAAGCTTGGGTATGGCTTCCGTAGTTATCTGAGCTATAGTTTCCGTAGTTCCATTTTCTTATTTTCATTTCGTTCTCCGTTTGTTAATAAAAAGGCCTAAACCTTGTAGTTATCCTATACTAAATATCCCATATATACAACTAAAATCTTTTACTTTGTTTATAATGTTTTTACTGTGGCTCAACCCGAAAAATTATTTTGGCAACAAGTAAGAAAAAACCTTACTGCGTTTTCTTGGATTAGGCTGGAGTCTAGGGTTAATCATGGCATACCTGACGTTTTAGGCACTACAGGAGAGGGTATTTATTTTACTGTTGAGCTTAAAGTAAGCAAAAGTAATAAAGTTAATCTCTCTCCGCACCAAATCGCCTACCATGAAGAGCGAAAGAATGCCCCTGCTTTTATCTTGGTCAAGTCCCTCTTGAAGGGTAGTCCCAGAAAATATGACGTTTATCTGTACGCACCCGAACAAGCACGAGAATTGGCAGTCCTTGGTCTGTCGTTGCTTCCCCTTTATCGGTCGTCCTCCGACCATTGGCCATTGTTTCAAGAACAATTAGAGTTAATCGTTCGAAAAAGAACCAATGGCCAATGGTCGGAGTAGCTTGCTTGCTTGTTTGTTCTGACTGATTACCAGACGGCCTGGGAGCTGGGATCCAGGAGCTCGGCCTTCGGCCTCGCCAAAGCAAGCCTCTGAAAGGTATATGGTAAGCACCTTTCAGAGGCTTGCTTGCTTGTTTGTTCTGACTGACCAGACGGCGGATCCCAGGCGTCTGGGAGTGGGAGATGAAACATAGTAGTTGGAAACCCTTTAGGTATAAGGGTTTAAGAGGCTTGCTTGTTTGTTCTGGCTAGAACGCCAGTTACCTGGGCTGGAACGCCGTCGCCAGGTAAAGATGGTGGGCATAAAAAAAGGGCGCAAGCTGGTAGCTCACGCCCTTCCACTTTAGGAGAAGTGTTCAACAAATCTTAAATCCTCCCGAATGCTTGACAAAATTAACGAAGTCTCTAACGTTCTCTTCATCAAACGGATAGTCCTCGCTTTCTTTGTCTTGTACTTTTCTTTCTACTTCGTACTTGGCAACTGCACCAATCTTCAAAAGAAATTCCAAACGCTCAACAATAGCGTCGCATTGTTCTACGTCAATCTCATGTCCGTCGTTGTAATGACCAGCTTGCAGATCGTCTGTTGTCATTGTGTCGCCACAAGCCAAACAAACATAATCCCAAAGCGGTCGCCAACTCCAAACATTGTTTCTAAAATAAACCCCTGGATTTTCTTCCTCCCATTGCAAAGACTCTCCAAAGTATTTATCTTTTTGTTCATCAGTTGCAGTATCCCAATCGGGTGCGATCGGTTTTTCTGACTTTAGTTCTGGGTTAATCCCAAATACATCCATTCCCATAATATTTCTCCTTTAGTTAATAAAAGTGTGATGAGACCAAAGTTACAAGTAACGCTTAGAGCTTTGGTTAATATAATTCAACATCCTTCTATGAAGGGTTACTATATCCTGTATAACTCTCACCACACATACATTCTATACAATTTATCCCATACAAGCAAGCACAACGACTAACCAATTTTTAGAGACCAATAAACAAATTGGTTAGTCGTTGTGCTTGCTTGCTTGTTTGTTCTGACTGACCAGACGCGGGGGGAACTCCAGCCAGACGGATCTGATGTGGGCAAATAAAAAAAGGGCGACTGATGTCGCCCTCTCTTCTTGGTTGGTTACTCCTCACTTTCAACATTTCCTTCGAAGTGTTTAGAGTATTGATCACTGCAATACTCATACCAAAGTTGCTCGACTACCGAACCGACAAGCACCTCTCCATATTTAGATACTGCTGTCTGCATGACTCTATCAAACAACTCATCTATTGTTTCACATTGCAGGTGGCACTCGACCTCCTGCTCTATTTCCATTAACACATCTTTAGTACTCATTGTCCTTTCTCCTTTTCTTCTAGCACTTCATCAATTAAATCCATAACACTTGCCCTAATCATTCCGCACTTCATAAAACCTACGTTTTCTATACCTGTGTATTTATCTATGAGGTCTTCTAAGTCTTCAGTCAAACAAGCAAACCCTTCTGAAGAAAGAGTTAGTTTATCGTCTACTTCTCCTTCTTCGCTTACATAATATTCAAGATACCTATTCATGATTGCTCCTTTATTTCTTCTTGACTAACCCAAAATCTAATTTGTCCTGTCATACTCCTAAAGTTAGCTTCCGCTATCTTCTCCAACTTTGCCTTCGTCTCTTCGTCCATACTTACGAACCTTTGTTTATAACTTGGTTGTGTCATGATAATAACCCCTGATGCGTGTCGACCAGTTGACCATGTTCGGATTCGTAGTCTTCAAGTAGTGGAGTCTCCTCTACTATCTGACCATTGGCAATCACAACAATGCCATTAATAACAAGGCTAGTGCAGTTAGGCTCTATTGCCTTCGCAACTGTCTGCTCATTATTATTAACTATGTTTATTTTTAGTTTCATATCTTCTCCTTTGTTAATTAATATACATATAAACTATATGTATATTACATGAGATATCTTATATGTACAAGCTTTTTTGCGCGTGTGTGTCCGCCTTGCCTCGCTCCGCTCGGCTGCGCTCGTAGGGGGGGATAGGGTATAGAATGAATCCGATAGAATATTAACTGGAAACAAGCGAAGCTCATTAATATCTATTGGAATGAATCTATACCCTATCCCCCCCTACGAGCGCAGCGAGTGGGTTGTATATAAGAGAAGAAAACAGACATGGAGAGAATACCCAGAAACTTTGACAAATGGTCTTGACCCCTTCATCATAGAAAACATTGAAAACGATTTGCCCACAAAAAATTTTAAAATTTCAAAATATTTGGCATGGAAAGTCCTGACATAAACCTAGAGCGGTTATCCGCGCAGTACCCAGAAGCTACTAGAGAACTCTTGGAACTGACCGAAGCTCTAAAATCTAAACAACTACAGCGTGAAGGACAAGAAGGCTTTTTGACCTATATCAATCACATGTGGCCAGACTTTGTAGAAGGCAGACACCACCAGATATTTGCAGAAAAACTAGAGCAAGTAGCACAAGGCAAGATAAAACGCCTGATAGTGAACATGCCACCAAGACATACCAAGTCTGAATTTGCCTCTACCTTCTTTCCATCATGGATCTTGGGCCGTAATCCAAAGTTAAAGGTCATGCAGATTACACACACCGCAGAACTAGCGTTTCGTTTTGGTAGAAAGGTCAGGGACATAATA